GCCCCCCGTCCCCGCGGGCGCCTGGCCGATCACCATCGACACCACGCCCGCAACGGCCGCGACGTCTATCACCCTGGCCGAGTACGGGCTTGGCGCGGACCCCAAACTCAGCGATCGCGTGATCGGGCTGAACGTGCACATCCGGGGCGACCGGGCGCCGGCCACCGTGCGGGACAAGGCCGCTGACGTGTTCGCCGTGCTGCAGGGCCGGCGCACGCTGCCCAACGGCCAGCGCATCACGCAGCTGTACTGGCAGAGTGAGGTTCAGCTCGGCCCGGACGCGAACGGTCGTCACGAAATGTCGATCAACTACTACGTCCAGATGAACATCGCGTTTGCGGGCTCCGAATAGCTCGGCCGCCGCGCCGTATGATCAGGCACGACCGCTCGAGAGGATGTGAGACCCCGTGACGCAACCGCAGCAGAGCACCCTTGCCCGCAAATGGGTGTTCGAAATCAACACCGGCACAGTCGCTGTGCCGGTCTGGACGACCGTCAAGGGGCTCAACTCCCTGACGGTCACCGAGGCAGAGCCGAACCTCGAGGACGACAACGTCTACGAGGATGCCGGTTACACCGGGTCCACCAAGACCGGGCTGTCGTGGAGCGCCGAGGCGACCGTCATGCGTCGCACCGACCCGACCGACGTCACGATCTACGACCCGGGGCAGGAGAAGCTCCGGATTCTCGCGCGCACGCTCGGCCCGACCGGGGTCGCCTACTGCCGCTTCTACGACCGCGACGGTGGACCCGAGGCGTTCACCGGTTTCGGTGAGGTTTCCTGGTCGCCGCAGGGTGGCTCCCCGACCGACCTCGAGCGGGTGGACATCACGATCACGGGTAAGGGCATCAACACGCAGATCACCAACCCGAACGCACCCGCGCTCGGCCTGCCGACCGTCACCGCGGTGTCTCCGGCGACCGGCACCACGGCCGGCGGCACGCTCGTCAAGATCACCGGTACCAACTTCCTGAGTCGGACCGGCGCGACCGTGGTCTCCGGTGCAACCGGCGTGAAGTTTGGCGCGAACAATGCGACGTCCTACCAGGTGTTCGACCGCCAGACGATCTTCGCGATCTCTCCGGCCGGCACCGCGGGCGCCAAGCAGGTCATCGTCACCAACACGACCGGCGCGAGCGTCGACACGGCTGCGGACGACTTCCTGTACTTCTAGGCCACCCCTCGATCTCCGAGCCTTCCCCGCGGTGTCCGCCAGCGGGGGAGGCTCGGTCTCTCTCGCGGACAAGGGAGGATGCTCATATGGCATTCAAGAGTTTCGATGAAGTGTTCGATGCGACACTCAAACTGCCCGGCCCGGGCGGGGAGATCTTCGTGATCCCCGAGGGGGACATGGAGATCGGCCTGTGGTGCGTCAAGGTCGTAACGGCCGCGCAGGCGCTGCACGAGGGCCAGGAGATCGATGGCGACCCGCCGCAGCTGCGGTTCGAAGGGGCGGCCGAGACCGCGCTGCAGCGCCGCCTGCTCGGCGAGGAGAACTACGCCAAGCTGGCCAGGCTCGGCGGCAAGGCCACCCTTGACCTGTTCGCCACCACGGTGATCATGTGGCACGCGCTCGGCCGCGAAACCGCCGAGCTGTACTGGAACGCGGGGGGAGTGCCGGAGGATTTTCTGCCGGCCGCCAACCGGGCGGCGCGCCGAGCACGCTCGACGACCTCGACCAGTACGGGCGCGGCGAAAAAGACTCCGCCTCGGGCCTCTACGAATGGTACGAAATCCCGAAAGGCGAGCTGAATAAGATCGGCCGGCCCGCGATCACGTGGGAGCTGCTCATCGAGCATTGGGATCTTGTCGCAGCCGACCTGATCTCGGAGTACCGGTGCAACGTCTACGATCAGGGTCAACTGCGGGCGTTCAGCTGGCAGGCGGGACGATGCATGATCGGAGGGCTGTTCGCAGCCGAGACGCGCATCTCGCGCTGGTACGAGCAGGAGCACGGCAAGACGCAGAGTCCCAAGACGGGCCAGAAGCGAGGGGGGTAGGCCGTGGCGCTCGATATTGGCGAACTGCTCGCCCGCCTGCGGGTCGACGAAAAGGGCATGGACAAAGGCCTCAAAAAGGGTGAGTCCAAGTTCAAGGAGTTCGGCGACAAAGTCACCAAGCTCACGCTCGGCATCGGCATCGCAGCCGCCGGCGCGCTGGCCGCCGGACTGCTTGGCGCGCTGGACAAGGAAGCGGTCGGCGCCAAGATCGCGGCCAACATCGGGCAGGGTGCCGAGCAGGCGCACGCCTACGGGGCCAGCGCGGGGAAGCTCTACGCCGAAGGTTGGGGCGAGAGCGTGCAGGCGATCGGCGACACGATCAAGGAGGTCGCGGGCTCCGGCATCGTCGATCCGAAAGACACGGCCGCGGTAGAAGACCTCACGCGCAGGGCCCAGATCCTCGCAGACGTCTTCGGGCAGGACGTGACCGGCTCGGTCCGCGCCGTCCAGCAACTACTCCGCAACGAGCTCGTGGGCAGTGCGCAAGAGGGGTTCGACCTCATCGCCGCCGGCATCCAGGGTGGGCTCGACAAGAGCGGTGACCTGCTCGACACGATCAACGAGTACAGCACCGAGTTCCGTGAGCTCGGCATCAACGGTTACCAGGCGTTCGGGCTGCTGCAGCAGGCGGTTCAGGCGGGCGCCCGCGACACTGACACGGCTGCGGACGCGTTGAAGGAATTCGCGATCCGGTCGAAGGACGCGAGCGCGACGTCGATCGACGGTTTCAAGTCGCTCGGCCTGAACGCGCAGAAGATGACCAAGCAGTTCGCCGCCGGCGGGGCGGGCGCGGCCGATGGCCTGCAGCTCATCCTGACCAAGCTGGCCGCGCTGAAAGACCCGGTCGAGCAGAACCGGATCGCGGTCGAGCTGTTCGGGACCAAGGCCGAAGATCTCGGGAACGCCCTGTTCGCGATGAACCTCGATCAGGCGGGGGTGGCGTTCGACTCGGCCGCCGGCGCCATCGACCGGGCCGGCAAGGCTGTCCAGCAGACCGACGCGCAGAAGCTCGAGCAGTTCAAGCGCCAGGCGCTGCAGGCCGCGCAGGCGATCGGCGCCGACCTCATCCCGTATCTCAAAGCCATGGTGGAATGGATCCAGAAAAACGAGTCCTGGCTTAAGCCGCTCGGTGCCGCGCTCGGCATTCTGGCGATCGGGATCACTGCGGTCAATCTGGCCCAGAAAGCGTGGGCGGCCACGACCGCGGCGTGGGCCGTGGTCACCGAAGTGGCCGCCGGCGCGCAGTGGTTGTTCAACGCCGCCCTGCTCGCCAACCCGATCACCTGGATCGTGATCGCGATCATCGCTCTTATCGCCGTGATCGTGCTGATCGCGACCAAGACCACATGGTTCCAGCAGCTGTGGAAATGGGCATGGGGCGGGATCAAGACCGCGGCCTTGGCCGTGTGGGGCTGGATCAAGGGCACGCTCTGGCCCGGGATCAAGGCCGTGTTCGAGGCGATCGGCGCCGCGGCTATGTGGCTCTGGCACAACGCGATCGAGCCCGCCTGGCACGGCATCCAGGCGGTCGTGGCGTTCACTACGAACATCATCATGAGCCTGATCAACCTCATGATCTACGGATACAAGAATGGCCTCGGCAAGGTCATTCAGTGGCTCTGGGCGAGTGTGATTCAGCCGACCTTCGCCATGATCGGCGCTATCGCCATGTGGCTCTGGGCAAGCGTCCTGCAGCCTGTGTTCGGCTGGATTCAGACTGGCCTGCGACTGGTCGGGGCGTCTTTCGCCTGGCTGTGGACCGCGGCGATCTGGCCGGCCCTGCAGGCCATCGGGGCGGGCGCCATGTGGCTGTGGAACAACGCGATCCTGCCTGCGTTCCAGGGCATCGCGGCGGCAGCGAAATGGCTCTGGTCGAGCGCGATCCAGCCGACCTGGAATTTCATCATGTCCGGGGTCAACGCGGTCGGCGACGCGATCCGGTTTGTGTTCGGCAAGATCGGCGGCTGGATCTCAGCCGGTTTCTCGGGCGCGGTCGGAATCGTCAAAGGCGCGATCAACGCGGTTATCAGCGCGATCAACGCGGGCATCGGCGGCGTGAACAGCTTCATCAACAAGGCCAACGAGATCCCCGGGGTCAACTTCCCCAACATTCCGTCGATTCCTCACCTGGCCCGGGGTGGCTCGGTGGCGCCTTCCCCCGGTGGCACTCCGGTCATGATGGGCGATGGCGGCCAGGTCGAGTACGGCATCCCCGATGACGCGTTCAAGAGCTACGTCCGTGATGCGGTCGCGGCCGGCGGCGGCGGGCATGCCGAGGTGAGCGTGCAGATCGAGCTGGTCGGGGACGGTGTGATGAAGATCGTCCGGACCAACGTCCGGCGATCCGGTATGAAGACCCTCGAGCAGACCCCGTGACCTACCCGATCGCACCGCTCGGCGTGCGCGTCCGCGTGGCCGCAGGCATCTACAACGCCGCGGCCGATCCATCGACCTGGCCCTGGCAGGATGTCACGCTCGATGTCGATCACCTCGTGCCGATCGACGACAACATCGGCGCGCCGGACGACGACAGCGAGCCGAGCACCACGCTCAGTTTCGCGCTCAAGAACGACTTGAGCAGGATTGCCACGACTGTGGCCGGCCGCTACACCTGCGACAATCCCGAGTCCGACCTGTATCCATTCTTCGATGTCGGCTGCCCAATCGAATACGCGCTCGACGTCGGCGACGGAAGCGGCTACCGCGTGCAGGTCATCGCGTTCCTGCAGGCATCGCAGAACGCCTGGCCGAGCAACACGCAGTACCGCTCGGTCGCACAGATCACCTGCGTAGGAGCGCTGCAGCGGGGTGGCGTACTGAACCAGGTCCAGCACTCGCCGATGTACCGGACGGTCATGGACCGGCGCAATCTCGGTTTCTGGCCGCTCGAGGACGCTCGCGGCTCCCGGGTCGCGGCCAGCGCCATCCCCGGTCAGACGCCGCTGGGCCCGTACGCGTCCCTGGCCCTGCCGGAGTTCGGCGCGCAGGCGCTCGTGCCCGGGGTCACGTCCGGGGCGCAGTTCAGCACCGGCCAGGCGCTCGGCATGGCGTCGCTCGTGCGCCCCTCCACAAGCAACGGGATCAGGCTCGGGTTTCTGATGTACGCGGGCACCAACCCCGCCGCGCAGAACACGATCGTGACCATGAGCAACACCGTGAACTGGCTGTTCACGCTCGAGATCGGCCCCTCGAACCTCCGGTTCCGCGCGTTCAACGCGTCGGGCGTGGAGGTCTCCGGCAGCCCGACCGTGGGATTCCTCGGGCACCTGGCCGGCCCCGTGTTCGTCGAGCTCGACCTGGTGCAGATCTCCTCGGGCACGCTGCAGTGGACGATCCGCGAGTCGATCTGGTCGATCGGTCCATCCGGGGGTGCCGGCGCGTCGGTCGGGTTCTCCAACGGCACGTTCGCGGGCGCGCTCGGCAACATCCTCAACGCCGGTATCGGTGTGTTCGGCGATCTCAACGACGTCTGGATCAGTTCCCTGGCGATGACGGAGCAGCCGTTCCCCGCGACCGGCGGGTTCGCCGCGGTGCTGGGGTGGGCCGGCAACACCGCGTCCGGCCGGGTGCAGGGCATGTGCAACGAAGCCGGCTTGCCGAGCTCCGTCACCTCGACCAGCTACGGTGCCGTGCTCGGCCCGCAGCTCATCGACACGCTGCGTGCCAACATGCTGGACATCCAGCACACCGACCACGGCGTGCTGAGCGACCACTTGGGCAAGGTCACGTATAAGGCGCTGCAGGAGCTCTACAACACGGCCCCGGCCATCACGCTCACCCGCGCCGTGCGGGGCCAGCTCGGCCAGCTCGACCCGATCCGCGATGACACCGCCAAGGCGAACCGGGTCACCGTGACGCGGGCGGGGGGAGGCTCAGCCACCGTCGAGGACACTTACGACATCCTGGCCAAGAGCCTGTACGAGTCCTCCCCGGGCGATCTGAACGTCGCGGTCGACAGCGCGCTGATCCCGCAGG